GAAATATTTTCACACAATCTCAACGTTAAATATAAACTAGCATTATTAATATGCTTAGTTGCTATATTTGATTGTTGAGCTGCTATTTTTTGTAAACCTACTAATGTGTCTTTGTCTGGTAACGTACCATCTCTAGCTTCATTAAGTCCTGTTACGTCACGTATCATTTGTATATAATAATTATACGTGTTTACAAGTGCACCGATTTTAGCTTGACCAGCTGACGTTGATAACTCTTGTACAGGAACTTTGCCAGCATTCATACCACCTTCTTGAGTTAACGATCTACCTACTACAGAACCAGTTTGAAAATACATGTTTAATGCTTCAGCTGGATTATAGTTTGTACCATTACCAAGATCAACCTCTGCAAGACCGTCCATGTCTAAGAACACACCATCAGGTACCATACGTGATATAACTTGCTGTAATTTTAAATGTGTTAACTGAACCATATCGGCAAAGCCCATAGTCTTTGTAACAAGTGATTCAATTCTACCTTTATACATACGAGGTGCACATATAGCATAGTTCATTTCTACTTTAGTGGTGTCTGACATAGGTCTTGTCATGTTCTGTGCCATTTCCCACTTAAGCATCATATCTGTACCTAAAACCTTTACGCCTTCAAATAAAACTTCTATAGATCTTGATACTCTATTAAAGTTATCACTTTCTGGTGGATTAAACGTATCTGGTTTTTCTAATATTTTTTCTAGACCTTGATCTGTTCGTTTTAACTTAAACACTTGGTCCATATATGTTTTATATTCAAAGTATAAAACTTGCACAGTATTTTCATCATAAGCACCCCAACCATATATATAGTTATTATTGCTATATGACTTTTGTATTTTTTCTAACTCATCATCAGATATATGAGGAAATTGTCTTTTGATTTCAGCAACCGTCATTGCTTTAACCTCACCAACATAATATATATCTTCAAAATTAGGATCTTCTGTGTATGAATAAACCATGTAAGAAGGATCAACATAATCTAATGTTATACCATTACTTACATTAAAATTAGTTTTAGCAGCAGCAATACCTAATGTAACTAAATCATAGTTTAATCTACGCTTTAATAAATCATATTTATTTTTAGCTAGTATTTGAGTTATAGCTTCTTCTTCTGCTATTTCAACTGCTTGTTTATAAGACAACTGTAAATGTAATTCCATTTCTTCAATTGTCTTTGGCAAATCACTTGGCGCTATATTTGTGTTGGATATATCTTCACCAGTAGTTTGTTTTGTTTTTTGTATAATTTCCTGAGCAAAAATATCTTGTGCTAAACCTTCTGCATATCTAGTTCTTTTCTTTACAGACTCAGGGTCTTGTGCATAAGCTTTAATATCATAATCTTTATTTGATATACCATTGACTAATATATCTACAAATTTAGATAATATTGGTACAGGTTTCCAGTCTAGATTTAAATAGCTTAAGTCACCGTTAATAGATAATTCATCTTTGTACTTTTGTACGGGTTGTTCACCTCTAGCATATAATCTACGAGTATGATAATTATTAAACGTAGTCAAATACCTATTACCGTTAGTTCTACCTTGCGCAAACCATTCTGATTGTATAGCGTCAGCAACTTGCTTACCATACTTTAAACTCATTTTTTCCTCCAAAGGTACCACCTGATTGGGAAAAGCGCTATTAGCATTATAGTTTATATTCATTTATCGTATAATTTTCGAAACACTACCAGTGTTGTCATATCGCTTTATACCTAAATCATATGACACTAGTTCTCTTTTTGGTATTGGTCTATATCGATGCTTGTTGCAAGCCATAATGGCTAGACCAGAACTAATTGAAGCATCGTGTTTTGTTCTATTGTTTATATTAAATCTACTCCAATCATTTAATGTTTTTTGAAAATACATATCGCCATATTTATTTCCATCATAGCCTACATAACTTTCAATGTAAGTTTCTATTGCAGCTGCATGAGCTTGCTTAATGTCTTCACTTGAATTAGGTATACCACCTATTTCTCTTTCTGACACTGATAGTTTATTATAAATCTTATCAGGTCTATTCATTGAATAACCTCTATAACCTCTTCTTTTGAAATGATATAAGAGTCTAGGTTTGTTATTCTCTGCAAGCAATGGCATACCATAAAATACGCAAGCCATCAATACATCTTCAAAAAATATTTCAGCTGTTTGAGGTCTAGCTATATATTCTAAAAAGAAATGATTCGGTGGAACATCTAACATACTAAATTTAGTTAGACCATGTAAAGCTCCATTAGAACCTCTGTTATCTACGGTACCCGATATATCATAGCTGTCACAACCAAAAGCACCAAGATCTTCGTTTCCAGGATATTTAACTCCATTTTTAAGTATTACACGATTTTGAAGATTTGTAGGTGGAACCCAAGTTATGTTAAATCTACCACTATTATTTGGTATAAATATTACTTCAGTGTCTTTTATTCCATCTTTCCACTGAAAACTACCTTTTGTAACTAGTGAACTATTTTTAAGATCACCATTAAAATCTATTTGCTCGTATATTTTTGTTAAGTTAAACAATGATTGTTTAGCTTCATCTCTGAAAGCGTGTTCTTCAGTTCTAGGAAATTGACGATAAAATTCGTTTAAAGCATCTTGATCACCCTTTAAACCATCAACTTCATTTTGCCAATAATCAATTACACCTAAATTTATAAATTCTCCATGAGGCCCTTGAACTTCTTCTGTCGGTGTTTCGAATACAGGTAATCCATAATAATCAATGTATCCCTCGTAATTCCATTCCATAGGTATGAACAAACTATATAGTCCTGAGCGAGTTTGTCCATTGCGGTTTCTTTTTGTAACGTCTGAGTCATAGTATAATTTTTTAAAATTGTCACCACCTTTATCTAACGCGTTACACGTTGAACCCATCATACATTTACCTATAATTCTACTACCTAACCTTAACGTGGTTTTTGTGACACGCCAGTTGTTGAGAATGTTGTTTGGCCTTTCCCATTTACCCGACTCATCGTGAACAAGGAGCTTTAGTTTCTCACCGTCGTAGGAGTTGTCACCTGTGTTCTTCCAATCGATCGTGGTGTCAAGACCTTGTAATTGTTCTTGCGGTTCGTTTGCGAGTATCTTACGCCTCGTAAATTTACTGGCTGGTACTCTGTACGCAAGCTCCGTCTTTGGTCGGTCCATACCGTCCTGTATTGGCTTGAAAAAGAAAGGATAATTGACCGATATGGGTACCACCTTGTCTGTAAACATGGTCTTTGCATCAGGACCGGACTTTGATAATATACCATATCTACTGTCGGACGATATAGTTGCCAAGTTAACCACTTCTCCCGAGGCCATAAAGGAAAACCCAGAACGTCTGTTTTTAAGGTAGCACATTCCATAGCAGCGCTCGTCTGCTTTGCAAGCTTCCCAAAAGATAAAGAATAATCTGTTTGCTTCTCTATAGTCTGGTTTCCCAACATCAATCTTGGACCACTGCAAGTACATAAAGTGAGTACCAGTAATATAAGTAGCCAAACTTTTATTATAGAACCAAAAGCCTTCGTCTCTTCGAGTAAATTCTTGATCAATGTAATCATACCAGGTTTCCTTAAAATCAATAGGGTATTGCTCCCAATCAAAGATTGTTTTTATTTTTTTTAATTGCTCTGGTATTTGGGTGTATTCCCAAGTATTAGATTTAAATGTATGTACTTCTTTTGGTTGCTTAGGTAAAGCTATTTTTAAATTTTGTATTTCATATATTTCACCTATCTCACCTGTTTTACTTATTACAACAACATCGTGTTCTTTGTTATAACCATATTTCCATTTTTTATACCTATTATTTCTTTTAATTATATTAGGTTTTATATGATCATCTAATACTTTGTAAAGGGTTTGAGTATACATTATCTAGACCTTCCTTCTGCAAAACCTTTAAAAGATCTTTCTTTAATTTCTTTAGGTTTTTCGTTTAACATATTCTCTTCTTCTTGTATACGTTGAAGTATTTCAAACGCATCAAATATAGCTAATTTTTTTGTAGCAGCCGCGTTTTTTAAACGATCAGCTGATATGTCATCGTCAGAATCTACAATAGGTTCTTTAGCTACTTTTATTAACTCATCGACTGCTTTCTGCCCAGCGTGGATTATACTCTGCTTGGTTTTCTTTATATCCATGTTTTAATAAAATATCATTTGATTTCATACAATATAAACGCTCATCGTCTATATTAAACTCCCATTCAGACCCAGTTTTAAATGTAACTAAGTCACCTGGCATTATTTCTAGCTCTTTTAAGAAGCTATTACCTATTTTTAATATACCAACATTACTAACTTCTTTTTGTGTCGTTAGAGTGTCTGTATTTTTTATAGGCATAATAAAACATCTATCGTTTAAAGACTCCCAATATTTTTTACGTTTATATAAATAAACTTGTTCAACAGAAGCAAAATATAAATCATCTTTAAAATATGATCTACTGTTTGCTTGCTTACCTTTCATATTGTAAAACCGTCTAAAAACATTTTGATGCAAAACAACAATGTCACCTGTTCTTACAGGTGTTGCTATAGCCAATGGTGTTGATACAACTGCTGCGAACCTGTTTACAAACTTCCAGTTTTCTATTTTAGTATTTAAAACTAAATTTGTATCACCAATTTTTTTAGTGTTTGCGTATCTTTCACCGATTGGTCTTACGATAAAATCATACACACTTTTCATTAGTACTGTAAATCATACTCGATAGATATAGCCATGTTAGAATTAAACTTCTTCCATGGCAACACCTCATCGTTTTTCTTAATAAAAATGTTATATGATGTATCGTTGTCTTCAAATAAAATATGAGAAATTACGTGACCACCATACACTTCTTGTCCAACTGAATAATGCATGGCGTCATTTTTGTAATCAGATCCTATACTGATTTTTCTAATGACGTTATCCATTATTAATCTTGTTTTTCTTTTTCTAATAAAGTATATGTACCGTCTTTTAAGTCAATATTTATTTGTCCGTATTTCTCTTCTAACTTTAATTTTGTTTTTTCAATAGCTTCATTTACGCTTGCTATCTTATGAAGAGCACTATGCTTTTGACTTTATAAAACACCAATGTTAGTAAGTAACTCTTGGATTTGTTTTTGTTGATATTGTACTTCTGTTAACTCTTCT